GGTTAACATTCTATCTAGTATTAAATACTAGGTGATATGGTGTTGATATTAGTTACTTGAGGTTAACATTCTATCTAGTATTAAATACTAGGTGATATGGTGTTGATATTAGTTATTATGCAGTAGTTAATACTTTTCTCCACCCAGATGGCGTATAAATATACAAGCCACCGTCCTCTTGTCTGTATACAATATCACCCTTTTTAGGGTATTGTGGCAAGTCCTTGCTACACATTAATGAAGAAACCCCACCCTGTGATATTCTAACATTTTTAGGGATTATACCATCATATACATACACTTGTTGTGGTAATACATTGTTGTAAGCTGTTAATACTATTGGTTGGGTTAAATTTACCAAAGAATAACGTTCGTTGCTACCTGTGAAATAGTTGTTTATTACTACCAGTGATTTTATAGAGCTACCACCTAGTGAAATAAACTCGGTTTTAAGTGTAGTTACTGTATTGTTTTGGAATAACAGTAGGCTTGCCGCCGTTACTTGTAAAAATGAATAAGATGAGTATGCTATAAAATTGCCAGTCATAAAGCATTTTGTGTTTGGTGTCTGTGTTTGAATAGTTCCGTTCATAAACACATTATCAATAAAGTAGAATGAACCTGCTGAGTTTAATAACACAACATATGACTTTTTGTTGTTTTTAAAAGTACAGTTTCTAAAATAGGTATCTGTTACATTAGGATCAAACACAACATTGTATTTATCTGGTGACATACAATCACCAAAGGTGCAATTTGTCATATTTATGCCGGATATTGCGGTATCACTTGCCCCGCCGTATGCAGTTAAATTTCTGTTTGCATTGTTATTAAAGTAACACCCATCTATTGTAACATTAGATATAACTGAATCACTCGTAGATGGTTCTAAATCTATACCGCTTTGTGGCGCTGTTCCAGACGTATTAGTAAATTCTGAGTTTTTCACGATAATATTTGACCCAGCTTCTATACTTAACCCCTGCCTACGGTTCATGTCGCTTATTACATTCTTTATTTCTATATTTTTGGGAATTCTTATTGAGGTTGGCAATGTTGGCTCGCTGGTTAAATACTGTATGTTTATTCCGTCTCCCCAAGCTTTAGAGACTTTTACACCGTCAATGGTTATGTTTTTGCTTCCGCTTATCGCTATAAGGTACCCCCATTCTCCGCCATATTCCCCTATGTGCTTATCCCTATCTCCTATTATGCTACCGCCTTTTACGGTTATATTACTGCTATTGTATATACGGTAACCGACATACATTTGATAGTTGTTAGGGATAATTGACATGATGGTTTTATCCCCATGTTCTAAGGTTAACCCATTTAGCAGTTTTATTCCCCCACTATCCCTAAGATATGTCCCTCCTGCTGGCGGTTTAGAGTGGTCTACACCGTCAATCATATATGTCCCGTCTGGTATATATAAGTAGCTATCCCCCTTATCACAAACAAACTTTATTGCATTTTGTAGCGCTTCTGTTACATCCGTTACACCGTCTCCTACTATTCCAAATTGTAACGCGTTCATCTTGTTTTCTGGGATTAGCTGTGCGTACAGTTTAGTTCCAGATATTGGAAAGGATGGGTATATAGGTTTAGTTGCTGTTATAAAAAACGAAGCTCCCCCATTGTCGTTTGCTGTGGAATATCCTAGAGTTTTTACAACCGAGCTAGCTCTAATACTTTTTCCGCCAGCTATAAGTTCTTGCGTTGTTTTTAGTGTTATAGCAATTTCTAGGTGGTTGGCAATCAATGTTTCTAATGTCCCATCTGCCATCCACTCTTCTAATTTATCGTCAACAAATTTTTTTATCTCTGCTTCTAACCAAGTTTTTAAGTTGTTTAACCACCCAATAATACTTGTTTGGTTTTCTATAACTTCATTTAGTTTATATTGTATTTTCAATAATTTCTGGTAACTATTCAAGTCATCATCAAAGTAAATGGGTAGAACAAATGTGTTATAGAAGTATAAGGGTGTTATCGGGTTAGGTATCATATCGTTCATAGTATGCTCCTTTCTTTAATAAATCAGCATAAACAATTCACGTAGTTCATTGAATATCATTTCATCAACGTTGCGTAATGATTCGTAATACTCCATTAGCAACCCTTGTTGTGAGCGGCTAGAGAAACCCGTATTGTTGTGTTCATACGTTTCTGTGTTGTCGCTTTTTGCATTTGCTTTTTGCGAAGCTTTTTGGTTGGAAGATGCTGTTCCATCATTTTGTGTTGAGTTGGTCGCATAGTCTCCACCGTGTAATGTGGTTTGTGGTAAGTCTGAATACACCTGCTGGTTTTGGCTAGTGTCGTTTTGCGTTACATCGCCTTGCGTGCTTGAATTGCTCGTAAGTTTATTTGTACGTGTGTATGTTTCGCGCATTTGCGTGTCAATCAAGGGGTCGTACTTTATAGCAATAGCTTCATACATTTTGTTGTACACTGGCATGATAAGGTTTAACTTCTCACGGAGCTGGAATTTCCAAGCTCCTATGGAAGTTATATTTATTTCATGGAAATAAAAGTGCCTTACCAGCTTTTCCTCAAACTTCGTTCTATATGACTCAGAATATATCGGGAAATCAAAATTGAATATCTGGGGTAGCGCAATAGCAATTTTCCGGTCGGTTGAAATTTCTGGTGTATCCTGAGAATAACTTTCTACAATCCACCTTAAGCTAATTGTGTATTGGTCTCTATCGTCAAATATCATATTCTAGCTCACTTTCTACGTACCCTTCAATTTCCTGCCCGTCAAGCTCTTGAGCGGCGGATGGATTGAAGGCACGGTTAATTAGCGTGTCCATATTACTACGGAAGATTACATCTATATTTTGGCCAAACATTCTATTTATTTCCTTACAAGCTTGTTTTCTGATTGAAAGACCGCTGTTTCGATACATCTCGATAGCGCCGCCAGAGCCGTTGACTTCGCTTTCTGTTCTACGCTCACGTTTATCCGTGTTGGAGTTTTCGATGCCAAGTGCTGTCATTGCGTCATTCCATAAAGCTTGATACATGAACCATAGCTTATCAGCTACGTATGGTGCATCCGTTTTGATTGCTTGGAATGCATCCTTAAAATCTATTCCTGCCGACTTGTCGGTCAAGATAACTGGCACGTTCCCATCATACTGCTCATATGCCTCATTTATGGATTGCCTATTAGCTATAGTGGTTGACATTGCCACAGGAGTCTTCTGGGCATTTATGTTTACATCTATAGCGCGTAGTATGTTAGTCAACCGTCTTGCGTATAAGTCTATCGTCATAATTGTTGGCTTACGCAAATAGTTGTTGAAGATAAAGACACTGTCTATATCGGTTCTAACATCGAAATAATCTGAGGTGACAGAGTATGGATATCGGCGTGTTGGGGTACGATAGATATCCAGCTCTCCGTCAAACATACAAGGCAGAGTAATATCTCCCAGTACCTCGTCGTGAAAGTATAAAGCGTATCCTTTGTACATAAGGGTCAGCTCTAGGAATCGTTCATCGATTGTGGAAGGAAGGTTTATCCATTCGTAACAGTTCATGCATAGCATGGAAAGTCTCCCGAAGATATCTGCATAGGTGGCATCGTTATTTAACATTGCCTTTATTTTTCTTCTTTTGCTACTCATTATTTATTACTCCTTCCATAATCTCCAACAAAATCTCCGTGCCAGAATGTTATGCCATTGTTAAGTGTAGCCTTTATTTTGGTTATATCGCCAAAAGGCACGCTACCTACCACTACTGCCCCTTGGGTTTTCACAAAATTCCAGCTTGGCCTTCCTGTGATATTTGGAACCTTATTGTCATTTATCGGGTACCCATATTTACTCCAGAAAGCATCTATGCGTTTAGCAAACTGTCTACGAATAGTGATAGCTTGATAGTGTGGTGCTAATCCATCGTTTGCCATCATTACGCTTGTTGAATTTGTCCCTTGATATGTTGGTGGTAAAGCCGCATGTACTTTTATTTCTTTCACGCTGTTAAAGGCATTTGTGAAAGCATTACCTAAACCTGTAGCAACTCCTATGCCGCCTAGCGCTCCACCTGTAAGAGCAGAACCAAAACCTAATGCTAAGCCATTAGCAAGGTTACTTGTGGTATTTATAGTTGTTCCGATAACACCACCATTTTGAGCCAACCATGCTTTGTACGTATCTATAACGTATGAGCATTGCGGAAATCCAGTTACGCATAGCTTGTTAGTATCACCGCCATACCCTGAGTAATCTTTTGGCTGTGCATATATAGACGGATTAGGTGTGATGTCCCACGTTAACTTAAATTTAGGATTGCTTGGGTCTTTGAAAAATTCATACGAATACTCGGCATAGCTTCCAGCACCGTCCCACGCAATCATTTTTACATATGGGTCTGTGTACAATTTGTTGTTGACTGGGGTGTATCCGTCTATAGTAGATGGCCTTCTAGGTGCGTTGTCCTCAATTGGCGCATCATAAGCCATGGCTCTCCAAGCCATAAATAAGCTTACCACCGCATCTGATTTTGTGCCTTCTGTCAACTTTTTAAGATACTTGTTTAAGTCTGCCGCGCCGCCGTCTGTAGCATCATAAAATAAATAGCTACATCCTTGGTAAACACCGTGAAGCATACCGCCCTCTACTGTAGAACCATCTGCATTAACCGTAGTTGCACACACGATACATTTGTTAGCGGCTATTGAGGATGTCATTGGTAATTGATATACATACTCTCCACGTTCTACATTGTCTGGTACAAGGTTTGCGCCTATCGAATCATCATTTACATGCTCACGTTCTACGAAGCATTGTTTTATAGTTATGTCAAAGTACCAAGTCTGCCATACATCTAACTCAAATGTGATATTGCTTGTGTTGATATTGATAAAATCAATAGCAGTTATAAAAGCGTAAAACCATTTGTTTCCAAAGTTCTTGTTCTGAAACATTAGATAGTTACAGTCATACAAAGAATCCGCAACCACATCCACGGCAATCTGGTTTTGCATCCTGACTGGTGTCATATTTACCTTGTTGTATTTTGTTTTTTCTGAAAAATACGTATATTGCGCTGATGCGCTAGCAAACGTTAGAGTGTCAGTATAACTGTTATCTAATGGTACACCGCTCAAAATGCGTACATTAGTGAGCGGTGATATAGTCGCTATAAAATCCATTAAGCCGCTACGGTGATTGTAGCCGTGGCTGTTTTGGATGGGTCAAGTACTGATTTAGCAGTAACAGTCAAAGTAGCATTTGCTTCTGTTCCTGCAATCGTCAACAGACCACTTGGGGTGATTGTGCTTGTTACAGTTTCAGTTCCAGATAACGCCCAAGTTACCGTCTTGTCCGCAAACCCTGTGCCAACAACTGCCGCTGATAACTGCAAGGTTGCGCCTTTGCTGAGTGTTGCTGTAGCTGGGGATACTTTTACACTTGTAATACCGCTTGTCTGGTCTGTGTACATCATTGCGTTAGCAAATGGTGATACGCTGAAAATCTTCCAAACGTGGTAAATGTTCTGCCAGTACATACCCTCTGGATTGTAGATTTCTTTGTATGTCATTAGCACATCGAAAATCATGAACCAGTCTTTATCGAATGTAACAGCTGGAACACTCGCCAGTAACTGTAACTGGTCCTCAGTAAAACGAACATACTCAGGGTCGTTACCCAGCAGTTTGTCCAAACGCTCAAGGTCAAACACATCGAATCCGTCAATCATGACATGCCGCGCTTCAATTTCAGCCTTGTCCATGTTAAAGGCTGAAGCCAAAACATTGAAATTGTTAAGAGCGCCAAATTTAGCTGATGTCATAAGAATCAAGTCTTCTGGGCGGCTAAATGTAGCTACCTTTGCAATGTTGTATTTGTTGCTCGGGAAACGGAACATGTAGGATGCTTCAGCCATCGTAGTGGCAACCTCTTTTACCGTGTTAGCTGTCACAGCTGGAATCGTAGTTACCCCGATGTGACCATCCAGAATCATTTTAGCAATCAAATACTTTGTAGTCAAGAACTCATCATACTCCGCCCCGCTGTACAGTGATTCATATAACCCTCCGATAAGGTCATATACTCCCTCAGGGGATAAGAACGCCTGTCGTAAGTTCTCCTCGCTGATTGATTTCTTGTAAAACTTCTCGTAGTTCAATGTATGGAATGCTGTATAAACATCGCCTGTTTCCAACTTAAATACATTTGTCTGAGCTTCCACGATATTATAATCGTGCGGTTCAGCCATGGCAACAAAGATTTCTTCAACTTTCTCGCCAAATGTCATAAGCCCACGCTTCAACATTTTCAAGCTTGAGCGATATGCTTTTGAAGTAAGCAACACCATTCCAATACGATTTGCTAAGCTGGAATATAGCTGGTTTGGGTAAGCTGGGTTGTTCATCACGATTTCCCCGATTGCCGCCAGATTCGTTCCATCGCTTAACGCTTTAGGTACATCCTGCGCATATGCTCCGCCAATGTCAGCTCTTGCCGCATTCAGAATTTGTGCAGTGTTTGCTTCTAAATTTTTTACTGTAGGTATTTTTGGCATTTTAATTATCCTCCTTATTTAAACAGGTCATCGTATGTGACCTCGTTAATTCCCTCTCCGCCATCATCTCGACCTCTTTCTAAGTCATTCCGCATGTCTTCCAGGTTTTCTTCCTTGATACGGCCCATAAAACGGTCAATGTATCTCTGCTTCAATTCACGATACTTCGCTTCCCAGTCAATGACATTTTCTTTCGGGGTGTCCACCACATCGCTGTCCTGTGGGTCTTGTACGATATCTTTAGAACCATCTTCGTTGTCTTCGCGTGTTGCTTCTCTTGCAACCCACTCATACTCCCGATTTTCCCCGTCATATGTTTCCCCGTATCTAGCGAGCATTCCCTCACGCTCGTCCAGTTCATCTTTTAAACACCTAAAGTCTTCTTCCATATCAGGAGTCAACTCTCCGCTATTCATGAGCCGTGTAAGCAATTCCTCATATGCTAATCTTGTTCTCATTATCTTATTCTCCTTTTCAAATAATATATCCAAGGCATTTTATTTCCCTTAACGAAAGGCGGTTTACTTCCACATGGGATATAGATAAAACCCTGAAATGTTAGCCCTGCCATACTGTAATCAGGCGGTAGGTTGTAGGTGATGAAATATTCTGCCCCATAGTTACTGTTGCTTGTTACGATACTGCCGTCGCTGTTGATAACCTCAACGACTCCGACATGTCCTGTGCCAACTAAACCGCCGCTATAACAAATGATTGCCCCTAACTTTGCTGTCTTACCCCTCGAGTATCCGTCTTGCGTGTAACCATACCACTGGTCAGCATTACCAAGGGATAATGTTGGGCGTTTATTCATGATTTCGTACGCCCGCCCCCAAGCATAACATGTACAGTTCGGCAATCCATAGCCCGCTAGGTAAAACGGATTTTCCGAATACCAGTATGGGTTATTGGGCATTCCGCTGTCTGTCAACCTTGGAGTGAATGTGCATCCGCCGCCGATGTAATCATACCAAGTTAGAGCATCAGCCATTCGTTTTTCATAATGGTTTGTGGATGGGTCATAGCTAGGTCGCTCATATCCAACCATGAACAGAACGGCTAGCTTGTCTGCGGTCCAGCCCATAGAATTAGACAAAAACTGATTGCCTGTGATACCTATCATGTCGCTGGTAGCTCCGCTATTGTAATATGGCTGAATGAATGCTTCGGTCGTGTACCACTCCGCCACACCACTTACATTTCGTATTTCCTGTGGAATAACCTTAAGTTGCGCATCACCACTGGTATAAGGTGAAAGTCCGAGGGTGGCACAGTGTTCTTGAAGAACGCTTTTTGGTGTCCACTGCACAAGGCCGTATCCACCACCGCCCCCTTCTTCCTCTCGACCAGGGTTCACACTACTTTCATTTTGCATGTTGCCAAGTATGCCTGCGATCGTTGCATTATCAAAACCCATGTCTTGATAAGTGGATATAACGATATCAGCATTGTTTTCCATTTCCTGCTGATTCAGCCCACCCGCTCGTGATATCCAAGGCATATTACTTTTTGAGGTTTGACTTTGCAAAGGCTTCTGTGCCACCTGTTGGGTAAGACACAACAATCCTATCGCCGCTAATCTCAATAACATCCAGTTTCATACCTTTTACATCCGCAATGAGCTTTACACCATCATAGTTGACTGCTTCTTTGGGGGATACCTTGTCACCGACCTTGATTTCTGTAGTAGGCTTCTGGCTGTTCCCTTTGTGCAAGCCCTTGAGCAAGGTTGGATAATCGTAATATGCGACATCCAAGTCCAGAGGGCCACCTCTGTACTGCCACATGCCGCAGGGGATTGACGGTTCAGAAACACCCCATTCTGCCAACCATAAGTCAACCGACTTCAATCGTGCTTCGTTCACAGCTTTTAACTGGTTGTAAAAAGACCTGTTACAATATAGGAGCAAATAAGTTTTGCACTCCTGCTCGACCACTTCTTTCCAAGCCTTTAATACTTCCATTTCGCTAGCGTACGTGATGCCATTGTTCTTTTTCCAATTTGCGCCATCGTCCCACTCCAAATCCAGAGCAATAGGATATGTGTTCCCATATCGGGAAATTAGGTTCATACACTTGTGGGCTTCGTCTTTTGCTTCTTTGTAGTTACGCGCGTAGCTAAAGTGGTAAAAGCCGTAGGGTTTACCATGCTTTTTGCACAACTTTACATTGTCTTCGAGTTTTTTGTCAATAGCAAAGTGCCCCCAAGAGGAACGAATCATTACAAAGTCCGCCCCTTTGATTGCCGTTTCGGCGTTGCCGTTGTGTTCTGAAATATCAATTCCTTTTTTACTCATAGTCATTCACCTTTCTTCATAGTTTCTTTCAGCGCTATCAGCGCTTGCGTGTTGTTGTTAATCGCTTCTGTAACTTCAAGCATCTCCTTCGTATGCTGTTCGTTCAGTGTCTTAACATCCTCACGGTTCTTGTCTGTCTGGTACTTGACATACCACGCCATAGCACCACACATCACAATAGGGAATCCAACTGTCGTTATTGCTTGTAACCACGCATCCATGCAAACCACCGCCTTTCAAACATACTATACCACATTACAAATACATTTTCAAGACATTCAGGAAAATTTCTTTACATTTGTAATTTTCAAAGAATAGACAACTGTTTTGGTAGTACTTGACAGCAACATCCACCATTGACCCATGTTTGCTTTTAACTAGCATCGTGTTTTCGTTATGACCATCCACGGTAAGAGCATAAATCAATTTGCATTGTGGGTCAACATCCTCTGATATCCACATCTTACCAAGCTTATAGGATATCCAAGCGCCCATCGTTTGTTCCTCGTAAATGAATGTAAACAACGGGGAGCACTGTTCCTTTTTAGCGATAAATCCTGCTTTCTCAGCCTGGAACTTATTGTGCAGGGAGAATGACCCGTAAGCTGTTCCATTTATCAGATTTCCTACCGCCGTCTGTTCTCGGTATTTGATAAACTCCTCATCCGCCGCTAGATAAATCATTGCTCTGCCGTCCTTGGTTTTGCTCACATTTTTACCGTACGGTTTTTCAACTCCGTAATATAGCGCATATGGGTTGTATATAGTTGTAGCATTCCCAAGCAAATATACTTCTACTTTTTCACGGTTACGAAAGACAGTGTCTATCAAGCTACTCATCAACACTGGTTCCTGCTTTAGATACCTTTCAGTCTGTCCTTCCTCAATCAAAAACTCGTCAAACATTATAGCGTCCACTTCAGGAAAGGAAGCCCTCTTAAAGTCCTTCGCCAATGAGAGCGGGATAAAGTAACACATCTGTTCATCACCATAATAAGCACCCTTTGATTCACACCTTATGTCTTCGTCAAAAAGCATAGACCTGTTGATATCATCAAATATATCCGTAGTCGCAAGTATCCGCTTCATTTGACTTTCCGTCCGAAAAACATACACGAACTTACGTTGACGCTTTACAAACCTCTTTATCAAATGCTTCTTTACCCCGAAGGTCTTTCCACACCCTCTCGTTCCTAACACCATCATAATAGGGATGTTATGCGAAAGCACATCATTTATATCAAACCATTTTGGCTTTAGTTCTGGCATATAATCACCTCTTTTGTAAAATAAAAACAAAGTTAATACAGTTTGCCATAGCATTACCAGTGCAACAGTATCGGGCAGGAGTTACCCTGTGGTGTCCCAACCTGTATGACAATTCAACCATAATAACCTTGCAACAACATTATAGCATGTTACGGTTGAATTGTAAATACCTTTTTTACTAATATTATCCCGTTCTTAGACATTACAGGCATAAGTTTGCCGTCAAAACAATTTGTGGGTCTAAAGTTCTCATACGTTACATGGCGATAACAATTTTTAGGCATCCCAGCGCAAGTAATATCGAGTATCCGTAAATCGCCATCAACCTCATAAAACTGCCATGGCTCCGCCTTTTCTTCTTGTACCATGGATTCCATTGTTTCACGTGAAACACTTTCTTCCTCAATATAGGTCTTGGCACGAATAAAGTACCCTCTTACCCATACCTTCTCCAAGTCCCACCAGCCAAGTTTCGTGCTGTCTATGTCAAGATTATCAGGTAATTCCGTGCCCACTAAATGCAGGCTGTCTGTATCCATATAAATGAACCTGTCATAATTCTTCTGGGCAGAGCGTAAAGCTTTGTCACGCCCATAGCTGGTAATGAACGAAACCACAGGCACATAGATACTGTCACGCTGTTCTGCTTCACCCAATTTGAAACGTAGCTTTTCGTCATAATATGGTATTTTCTCCTGTACCTCGGGGCGTAACCCAAATTTACCCGATAGGGAGTTCATCATATCCTTAGCAATCTGGCGCAGACCTTTGTTTCCATCCTTGGTAGCCTGTGCCTTTATCGCATACCACTTGTCAATGTACCCCTTGAACATATTTTTTGACTGCATAAACTTATACCCACTTATCCAAGATACATTGTATACGTTGTAATGGTCTAAAAATAATTTCAAGTCAACGCTTGTCAGGGTAAGCTCAACGATGTTACCGTCGGATGATTCTAAAAAATCTGTACCTCTAAACAAGGCAGAGTGCTTTAGTTGTATCGTCGGGATATAACCCTCTTTCAACTCAAAGCTACAGGCTAGCTTTTGTATATACAATGGATATAACTTATCCTCCCTATACTTACCTGTATAATATATCGGCTCACCAAATGGCAAGAACATTTCATACATTGCCCAAGGGTACATACTATTCACATCCAGTGTTATTCCACAACCGATTTCCTGATTCGCAAAAATCTTGTGTACCTGAGTGGCACCCCCTTTATATGACTTCCTGCAAAAGGCATCTATCTCAGGCGGTAGCACAGGAAACCAGCGCTTAAAATTCTTCTTGCCGATAATCTCCTTGTAATCCCACAACGCATTACTCCCTTGCGTTATCTTATCCAGTCCCTCGGTGAACAGGATATGCAAAGCTTGTGACATGATGGCAACGTCCGCATGTTGATATTCCCATTCTTCATCGGTTGGTATATACCCCTCTGGTCTAGGCTTATCATAATCAATTTCCAGCTTGCGGAATGTTAGACCGTAAGCTTTAGCTATCTGTTCAACGCTCAGGCGTATCAATTTCAAGCTATCGTAAAATGTCGTAGTAGTATCCCCAAAACAAACAGTAACGGAATAAAATTGACCCATGTTCGATATAAGGGTAGAAAATTCACGCTTCTTTAGACCCCGCTTATTTGACCAGCTGTAGCCATGCGTCAATAGATACGACAATATATAACTACTATCAAACTTTAGATTGTGAAAATAAATTATCCTATCTTCCAACGAGCAGTATTCGATAAAACTTTCAATGTCTATCCCTCTGCAAAAATTATCGGGGGCACCAACTACACAGCTTTCCCATGACCAGACATGGGCAGTTTCTGGTTCGGTGGTCGTCTCGAAGTCCGCTGTGTAACGTATCACGAGAACCTCTGTTTATTCTTGCCCCACCAATCTCCCCACTGCTCCGTTATCATCTCGTACCGTTCGCCTACCTCATTCGGGTTATACATTGCGGTGACTGTCAAAAAGTAATTTTCAAACCTCGCTTGAGCAACAGCCGCAGGAGATAACCCCTTAACAAAATCATACAAGGAATCGCCTTCTCCAATCCCTAGTTCTTGTCGCATTGCTCCTAGATACTGCCAATAATAGTTTTCGTCGATAACTTCTGGGCGCTGGATACGCCTAAGCTGTTTTTCCATAGACGTCACAAACCTATCAAAATTTCCTTGTTCCATTTCCTTAAAGTCAAACGGACGGATAAAGAAATTCGTTTCGGCAATCTCTCGACGTGTTGTGTTCTCGTTTGATACCCTATCAAAATAATTCTTGATTCGCCTGTTGGTAGCGTTCGTCAAGATACGCGCTTCTCGTATCTCGTACTTTGTCCGTACCTCTCCTGTACCAGAATTTTCTAATTCAAACCCGCCTTTCTGATGCACGCGTTTCAGGCTATTCACGATTCTGTTATAGTCTGCTCGAGTGTCTATTTTTGCACGCACTTCCTCATACGTTAACTTCTTAGGTGCAAACATAGCCAACTCAGGTTTCTTGTTCAATTCTTTTGTGATTCTACCGTTATATGATGCAATAACTTTTTGCAAATTACGCCTATCAGCGTACTTCCACCTTATCGTCATTAAATCACCACCTTATTAAAGAAGGGGCATATGCCCCTTATGATTACTTAGCTAAACCAATGTGGTAGTAACGTTTAGAACCTTTGTCTTCCTGTTTGATAACCACTTTGATTGGTTTTTCCTTTGTTGGATATCCTACAAAGCTAAAGAGCTTCTGTAAATCCCCGAAGATGCAGAGGCTACCTGTAGCATAGCTTTCCCCTTTATCGTTAAAGAGGATGCACCGTGGGAATACTTTTTCTTCGCCTGTTTTATCGTCGATTGTTCTTGCTGTGTCACAGTATACAGCGGTAAGCATAAATGGCACATTGATTACCTCAGACAGCTTCTTGTCTGGCTGTGTGATAGCGGAGAAGAAATGAATCTTGTCATCCTCTGTCTCCATCACGTAGTTCGTCCACATTGAACCCTCTACACCCTGGGCGTGTGCTAACTGCATTGCAAATGATTCTTCTGATAATTCTACTACTGCTGGCATGTTGTTTGTGTTTTCCATTTTAATTTTTCTCCTTTAATGTTATTCTACGATTGTTGCATGTGCGATAAATTCGCTCAACGGACATTTCATCAATACTTCCGTTGTCTTGCTGTCCACGACGATGACGTTATCGCTTGTAATTTTATTGCGAATCAAATAACGTCGTGCGGCATGGCTGTTCAGCGCCAGACCCTCAACGGTGTGCGCTCCCTGTACCATCTGTCCGCTTTCATCCATCTGCATGAATACGATGTTCGTATATGGGACTTTTCTTGTGATAAACTTTGACATGTTTTCACCGCCTTTCCTTTGACACCTACAGTATACCAAAACAATATGTGATAAATATGTTAATTTTGTGGGAAAATATGTGAACGATAAATTATGTGATTTTTAAGAAAACGCATTTTAGCTGTTGACAGGGCGGCATAAAAGGTGTATACTATAAGTGAAGATAAGGTAACCCCTTAAAGGAGAAAAGAAATGAAACGAGAATATTACATTGACGGCGAACAAGTCACTAGATACACATACTTCAAATGTTTAGAAGATGATGTATTTAAATACTGGCAAATGAGCCTCACAGTTGGGCGTGTTTTGAAGACTACTATGGTTATGTTAAACAAAAAAATAAGAAGCGGAAGCGAATACAGCTATGGACATACTTACTGGGGTGAAGTAATAAGATGAAATTATTAAAATACGCATTATGGTTTATCGCTGAAACAACATTGATACTTATGTTTCTGGCTTTATGGTGGGGGTAAAGAAAGGTGGTGATACCATGGAAATTATATGTGCCGCGATTGCGATTGTTAGCTGGGCAGGGATATTTACATGTATTGCTATAGTGGCAGTGCGGAACGGTGATGAAAGATGAAACGTATTGACGTTGAGCGCAAAGCGATTGATATTTGTAATAAGCTGGATAATAAACACTCATTGCTGGCAAATTACATGATTACAGATAATCAAACAATCATATTCCATACAAGACATAGACGCGTGCCAGAATATGTGTGTGCCAGTGAAGTCATGTTAGATGATTTCATGATTATGCACAAAGAAGATTGCGTGTGGCAAATATCGAGACATCACACTGATGAACTACTAAAATGGATGAATTTAAAAAAATAAGAATGAAATGTTAACCTCAAGTAACTAATATCAACACCATATCACCTAGTATTTAATACTA